TTGTTTGTTCCAGAGTTGTAGTAAACATCACCTGCTTCTGCTCCAGCAGGATCAGCAGCTAACGGCACAAATCGGAATTGTCCTGTTGACTTGATACGGGCGCGTTCGGTGTTGTTGGTGCCGAACACCAGCGGATACGCACCCGTGTACCAAAGTCCTGCGGCATAAGCGCCAACACCAAACAATGAACTGCCTGCGCTGTTGTCAATGCCAAGCAGAAGTTGCCCGCCTGTGTTGACTGTCTGAAAATCAACCGCATTTGTGCCAGTTGTTGATGTAACACGACTTGTTGCACGGGCGGCTTGAACATCCAATCTCACAGTAGGCGAACTCGTCCCAATACCCAGACCTGTGGAGGTCAGGCGCATTTGTTCGGAGCCGCCAAAAGTCCAAATTGGTTGGCCGCTTGAATCAATTACAAACGCATCAGTGTTCCATGAGTTATCTGGTGCTCTTGTGTCAACACGGAAATCGCCGCCGTATCCACTACCACCACCAGCGCCAACAGCACGAATCCGTGCGCGGACGTTACTTCCAATCGAGTATGTTGAACGGAAATTGATGTACTTTTCAGAGCCTTCGCTATTGATGTCCCCAGTCGTTGCAAAATTAGTCCCATCAAACGTCAGCGCACTCCCCGTGGTCAGGACTTTGGAGCCGTTGAGGTACGGCACACCATTAGCAGTACCTGCCGACAGCGTGAGGGCTGCGGAGAACGCAATATCCCTCGGTACGACGTATGTGTCGCCGGACTGAGCCGCTTGAATCTGCGGAACGGCTGTATTAAGAAGCAAAATTTCGTATGCTGGGGGCATGGTCAAGCTCCTAAATGTTTCCAGACTTTACGGTTTTTCACCATGCTGATCAATGATGGCGACACACCGTATTGTTTAGCCAAAGCGTAGCAAGACCGATCATCTTGCCTGATTGAAATAACTTGATCATCCGTCAGTTTTGCTGGCCCTGCATTAGACCCAACAGCATAACTGTTTGGTTTTCTTACTGATCGATCAATTGCGTTTTGCTTGTAATCACCAGCATACAAGTGATGAGGGTTTACGCATCTTGCGTTGTCGCAATGGTGCAAGACAAGTTTGTCTTTTGGAATTTCACCGTTAAAAAACTCATATGACAAGCGATGCGCTGCATACGTTTGACAGTTTATGTTGAGCCGACCGTAGTGAAGTTTTGTAGTCAAAACATTACCAGTCCACAACCAGCACTTGTCCGGCTCGTCAACCTCAAGCGACTCTGCAAACGCTTGAAACAGGCTTTTCTTTGGCATTTCAAAAGAGCCGTACCGCCGCTGCCGAGTGTAATGCATCCAACAAAGCGACCTTTGCTTTGTCTCTTTGGCGCACCCCGGAGCAGAGCAAACGGCCATGATTCACCTCAAATGGGGTAATACTCGGTTCCATCGCTGGTCTTAGCAGACGATGCAACCGTGTAGTCAACGCCGGATGAATCTCTCACCGGCAGACCGATTGAATAGTTGTTCCCGGATGAGTCCTTTACCACAAACGGCGCACCAGGAACCGGGATATACCCGCCCAACGAACGAAGGTTGGGAAGTTTGATATTTAAGCCGAGCAGCATCAGATCAGCCCGACAATGTTGCTTGCAGTCGTACCTGTAGACCAAATCCTGCGAGCCATGACAGGGAGAATCACCCCAGCAGGTACGTTGTTGAATGTAACAGCACCACCACCTGTGTCGCTGATCTTAAGGTTCCCAGATCCACCAACGTAGATCGCCCTGACAGGCTGAACCAGATCGGTATCAGCGGGAGTGATAGCAATGCAATTTACAGCACAACTATCAGGAGTGGTTGAAAACGGAGCAGCCATTTATTGACTCCAAGTATTGGATGCAGTTGATACATTTTGCCACGGGTTCGCAAGATCCACAATGACCCCACTACTCGTCAGAACCTCTCCACCAACTAGATACGCTACTCCAGTTGATGTCAGCACCTCTCTCGATACGCTGTAGCTCTGACCGTTAGAACTTAGTACGCTGAAGAAGAATCCGTCTGACCAAGTATTCGGAACCTCTGTTGCAGGTGTCCATGTATTCGGTACTTCTGTCGATCCTGTCCATGTGTTGATGATGATCGGAGCAGGTGACCATTGACCTGGAACAAACGTTCCAATGTCACCGAATGAACTCTCAGAGAATGGCCCGAATCCAAACATCAAGCATACACAGCTTCTGATGTATCAACAGAAGCAGTCCAAACAATTAAGGTTGAAGACGCACCAGTAACTTGAATCGCCAATGCCCCATTTGTAGTGTCAGCAGACAAAGCAACTGTCCACCCGGGAGTGTTGTCAATTGCAGTTACAGTAGACGCCACCAGAGTTGTGCTTGCAGCATTAGCTTCTCTGCGAATCAATCCTTCAATCTTCCACGCAGCAGACGCTGTTCCTGCGCTAGCCTTTTGTCTGGCAGTCACAAGACCTGTAAACGAAATGGCTGATGAGTTGACTAAAGAAACCTGATTTGTAGCCGTTGGCGATTGTAGGTCAATCGTTACATTTTCTGGAGTTGCATCGCTTGTAAACGATCTCAATACATAAGACGTTTTTGAGTTTGATGTCGACTTTCGCTGAACCAATGCGTCAACAGACAAATACTGTTTGCCAAGAACAGTCACATACAAGTCTGCTGTGGCGTTAGAAGTAGCAATTGCGTTTATTGTTGTTCCATACTGAAAATTATTTCCATCACTCACGAACCAAATAATTGACCCAAGATAATCACCGCTTGAATTACCAGTTCTAGTTCCAATTACATTGCTCTTAAATCTCATAAAAGCAATGTCAGGAGAATAATTAGAACCAGAACCAGAAGACCAATTTGCAACTAAAAATTGTGACGCAAAACTTCCAAAATTGGATTTAGTAGTATGAGACTGAACAGTATTTGAATTGATTGCATAGGAACCAAAACCAATCAACGTATGACCAAGAACCAGATTACCGTTTCGGTCAATCAGAGTTGGCGTTGAGTCAGGATTCGCTGAATCCTCAACAAGCAAAGCATTACCGCTGCCTGTCTGCGTAATACTAAGAGCAGAAGTCCCTACTCCAGAGTTAGCGGTGATGATCACCGGCCCTGTGCTGCCATCAACAGCCATAGCCTTCTCTGCTGGCATTGTGCAAAACACATCTTTGACACCAACACCCCAGTTGACTGCATTGCCTGAATTGCTTGACTCTAGAATCGTATCTCGACTGAGAGACAAGGTTGCTGCGGTATACGTCCCAACACCCACCTCCCAGGACGTTCCATCCGTGATGGTGTAATACGTAGTATTACCGTCACCAATCACCGAAAACGATTGATAACCTGTAGATGCACCACCAAGAACAACAGCACCCGTTCCGGTTGAAACAGTCGTCTCCTTGACTCGATCCTTGAGAACTAGCGCCATATCACCTCCGGGCCAGTTTCATCGCTACAGGTGACCCACTATGCTCCCCGCGATCATCAGACGTACTGAGACTGTCCAATGACCTCTGGAACATATTGGCCCACACAGCCAATCGAGCATCGTTCATAAGATACGGTTCAGCCTCAACCAAAGCCCCGTAGAGCAACAAATCTGGACAGTTCTCCATGAACACATTGGTCTGATTTGCATCGCTCAGAAACGTCGGTGCTGCGTAGTAGAGCATATACACCAGATAATTCGTATCCGGCACAGGAGAAAACTGCATCTCACTCGCAAGGATCGTATAGCTCAGAGGTCTGCCAGATTCCTGCGTCCTGGTGTTTCGCGTGAAAGACGATGGACTGTAGTAATCCAACGGCTGTTCTGGATTGGTGTCCAGATACAAGTTCCGCATCTCAAGAAAGTTGGGTGGCAGTCCAACAGTAGAGTCGCCACCCGTCATTGTCGTGGATGACAGACTCAGCATCTGACGGATACGCAGATCCCTACGCAACCGGATCTCAGCAAGACGAATGAAATCCGGGATCTGAGTTGTCAGATCACTTCTTGCGAGATAGTTTGCGATGCTTGTTTTGAGGTCGCTGTACGTTGCTAGGGCCATATTTCACATCATCCCAGCCAAATGTTTTCGTTCCAATGTGCCCAATGTGCATGGATAACTCGTGATCCACAAACACAGGAATGTCCTGCTCCAAGCATTTCACGCAGAACGATACATCTTCACCAATGACATTACCGTGATCAGTCCAAATAACATCGTGCCACGGTTTCGGTACTTTCTTGAACACATCAGTCTTGATGAGTGTAACACCGAAACCAACAGCGGTCACCTGTTCGATACCCTGCTTGCCTCGGCTCTCAATCTTCGTCCAAACCTGTTTTACTTCATTCGGGTCTGAGCGATCAATCCTGAGATTCATTGCCGTAGGCATGACCGGCTCTCTGCGAGTCGTAGCATTCACTCCCAGGATCGGAACCTGTCTTGCAAGCATGATCTCGATAGTGTTCGCTGGAAACCGCATATCGCTGTCAATCCACAACACATAATCAGCACCCCACTCCAAAGCCTCATCAACAAGTTTTTCTCTCTGCGTGAAGATTAGCGTTCCTGGCATCTGGAGAAGGTGAACATCGTTTGCACCTCTCTTTGCCTCGTAGGCGCACATCCGAGCCATATCAAAAGCAAACCCTGCAAGGACTGAATCCCGGCAGGGCACACAAACAGCAATCCTCATTTCCCCTCCTAGACGCTACCTGGATAGGTTCGCCACACTCTGTTGTCTGGGTTGTTCAACCAGCGTTTAAACGCTTTTTCATCTTTCACCATAAAACCCTGCATGATTCCCTTTGCATTTAGGTCATCTATGACCGTGAATGGAATCCGAGCAATATGGGTCATGGTGTTGTCGATTTTGCGTGTAGCGTTATCGACTTGAATTTTGTTTAGCTCGATGATGTCCGAAACATCCTGCTTGGTTTCTAGAACAACGACATCATCCAGTTTGTGAGCGATGGTGTATCGCCCCTCTCCAACACTAAATAATTCTGGCATTTGTTTTTATCCTCCCCCACCTTTCAGCAGGGGAGGGTACTTTCAATTACAGCGACGGATTCAGGTCAGCCACGATACCGTGAGCAGCCTCGTTTCGCATCTCAAGCGTGAACTCAGCAATCAACTGAGTCTTCTCGCTGTCACCCGTTTTTGCGAGTTCGTTCGTCGCAAACGGACGGAGATACGCAACAGCAGCATACTCGGGATCGAGCAGCAGAGCGTCGCGGGTACGCATGAAACGATCAGGCGTGATAGCAATCGTGCCGAAATCGCTCAGGTACACATCAGCCGCAGCAATGATCGTCGTCGGGCCTTCAGGAGCGTTGTATCGCTGCTGTGCGATGCCAGCAAACGAACTAGCTTTCTGCTTCAGACCAGCATTGACCACCATCAGCTTCGGATTACCACCAGAGACGAACACCTCAGCGACAACATCCTTCAGCAACGTCTCGGTGAAAGTGCGGGTAGCACCGTCCGAACGGGTCGAGACACCAATCGTCGTGGGATCGGTTCCCGAGGTTCCTGCGCTGGTGTTGGTCTTCAGCCAGGACAGAATCGCACCGAGTTTCCGAGCGGTGGTCGACGAACCAGCAGACTGCCCTTGGTTGGCAGTAATGATGGTTTCCATGTCGCGCTTCAGTTCCTGAGAAGCCTTGGAAAGCTGATAGGCTTTTTCGGACTTGCGACCGGCTTTGTTGACCGCTTCCAGAGTGTTAGAAATCTGGATGGTCTTCTGAACGATCTGCGTGTAGTTGCCCAGACGAACAGTCTCGCTGATCGTGGCAGCAACAGCATCCGCGCCTTCAACAGCAGCGTTTGCAGCAGTCGCAGCATCCAGCGAATCAGTCTGCCACTCGTGATAAACAGCAGTCGCTTTGGTGCGGGCCAAGGTCGAAAGGATCGGGGTTTCGGTCGGGCTGATGTCGTAGATGACATCGATCAGGTCTTCTCGCTGGCCAATGGCCGAATGTGCGGTAAAGGTAGGCATTTCAGTTCCTTACATGAATTTTTCAAATAGCGCAGCAGCATCCTTGACTTTGCCAGTTTGCCGCAGCACCTTACGTTGAGATTGAATTGCTTGGGCCTCTGGATTGACAGTCCTTGCCGCTCCAGGCTTTAGCATCTTGGGAGCCTCGGTAACCCGTTTGGTAACGTCTGGCTTACCCTTCATCAGTTTGTCGTACTGTGCAGCCTTCCAAAGAGTCTGAACAGCGCGACTGTCGTACACCGCTGCAAGTTCCTCATCCGAGAATCCAATCTGCTTCGCATAGCTCCGGATTTCATTGCGAACAGCTTGACCTTTCTCTGGATCTGCAAATTCAGGAATCGCTTGAGCCAGCTTCTGCTGTTCCTCAACCAACAATTGCTGCATCCGAGTCTGTTGCTCCGCTTGTTGCTGCATAGCAAGGCGTTGACGTTCAGCTTGGACTGCATACAATTGTTGTTGCCGCTGATGCTGCTCTGCAACCTTGACTGCATACCCAATAGGATCAGTTTCTTTCAGCGCACTTAGATCCTCCGGTTCCTGCTGCAACACCTTCTCGATCATCTCAAGACGTTGTGCATACGTATCCCGGAGTTGCTTTGCTTGCTCGACAGCAGCACGTTCTGCTTCAACGGCTTTTCGCTGCTCTGCAAGCGTCTGGGTCTTTTTGGTGTAATCGGTAGACTGTTGATAGCCTTTGATCAGGTCATCGAGACTTACTTCGACTTCCTCACCTGCTGCCTTAACACGGTATCGAGGTGTTTCCTCTACCTGTTCAGGCTCACTCTCAACATATTCGCTTTGACTTTCTTCCTGCTGAGGTTCTGGAGTCGGCTGATCGCCTTCCTCTCCCAGCATTCCAAGAATCGCTTGCGCTCCGGTATTCACATCCAGGGCACTTCCTTGCGGATTGGTGTCCATAAAACCCCTTAAAAGATTTTCAATCGTTTTGATTTGATCTCAGGTGTTTCCGATATTGCTTGGAAATGCCCTTTGATTAAATCTATCGCACGAACAATTCTATAGGCGTTTTCTCTTGTGTCAAGTTCATGCTCATTTGAGTTGACAATTTGAGAGATAAACGTCTGCTTCAGTTGCTCTAACTCCCAGTTGAATGAATCATCTCTGAGCAGGTTTGCTGCTCTCTCTGGAGTCATCTTCATCCGGGAATCTCAACATTCCGACTGATACCAGCACCGACCTTTGCCGCCTTCAACTGCGCCTCAGCCTCAAACTCTTGCTGTTTCAACTGAATCTCAGCAGCAGCCTTTTCTCTTGCCAGTTGAATATCGGCCTGAGCCTTCATGCGTTGAGTCTCAATCGCAGCCATTGCTTTCTGCTGCTCAATCTGGATCTGTGCCTGAGCCTGAGCAATCATTGCATCGACAGCAGGATTTGGTTGCTGTTGTTGAGGTGGAGGATTCGACAGTTGCTGATCTTGTTCAGGGGTGATCTGCTTGAAGAACTCAGCAGAATCCTTGAACCCAGCAGCCTCGATGAACCTTCCAAGCGTTGATCTGTACTGACCAAGCGAAACCAGAGGATTGGCAGGGCCAAGCTGCAACAGGATCTGCTCTTGCTTTGCCAGAACCATCTGGAGCATTGCCATCTGTTCTTGTTTGGTTCCAGTACCAAGACCAACAGAAATGGCAACATCGTACTGATTAGACCATTCCCGAGGATCCATCGGCACAAACTGACCGCGCAAACGAATGATCGTAGGCTTGTCCTGGTATTTACAGGCCAGATGCAGGATGCCCTTGAACAGGCTTTTTATGCCCGTTTCAGCAAAGATCCGAGCCATCAACTCAAGTTTGCCCTGCTGTGCGCTTGTAACCGCTGCAACAGCCGCTGCTGTCACATTAGAGAGAACAGCAGGATCTAGCCCTTGTGCGCTGTCAGAGACACCTGTGCGCTTCTGTTGCGTCTGGTCGAAATACTCCAACATTGGAAACGCTTGAGCAGCAACAGGGGTAACTTGTAGCGGAACAACAGCAGCAGGGTTCTTGAGCCTGACAACACCACCAGGAGTCACATTCAGAAGATCGTCCAGATTGACCTGACCCTCTACAGCACCGACCCGAGCATTGTTTGTCAGATACAGGTTATCCAGCATCTGCCGCACAATGGTGGACTTGATCAACTGAATGTCCATCGTGCGATCAGCAAGCGACTGACCGAAAAACTTGTGCGGAATCGGAATTGGGCAAATAACGTGAAATGGACAATAGTCCGTCTGATCGTTCGATAGGATCTCGTTGTTGCTGTAGACGATCCTGCGGAATTCAGCAATACCGTCCTCGTCAACATCAACGTACATATAGCACTCAAAAACCTCAACCTCCTGCATTGCAGGATCAAGACTGGAGTTTTCAAACGGTTCTTCACCCGGACTGTATCGAGCAAGTTTCTCCTCGGTGAAGTCCAGACTGTTGTAAACAGGGAGGTTCTCTACGATCTCAGGATCGAACCCCATCTGCAACAGTTCTGTCCTGGGTACTAGAGTCCTGTGCGCCACAAACGGAGCGTCTGAGAGCGTTTTAGCGCGTTTGGAAACGATTAGTTCTTCCGGAGGTACGTTCTCAATCTTAATCTCGCCATGACGGTTGCGCTTCTTCACCACCACGTTGAAGAACATCTGCTGAACCACACCCATTGGCCCAGCCATCTCTTGAGCAACCATCTCCTGAGCGATGATCTCTCGGGAACCATCAGCCATCAGCAGCATCAATTCCGGTTCTGACAGATTCTCGTATCGCTCCTCGATGACATCAATCTTGGTGTCCCAATAACACTTTACCGTTCCAGTCTTCTGGAGCAGAGCGTCCTTAAACCAATCGTGCAGAATCTTGAAACCAGGATTCTTTCTGTAGAAAACCCAATTTGCGTACTCAGTTGCCTGTTTTGCCCCAGCCTCATCACCTGGGCCAATAGGCTCAAAAGCCGCCAGATCGTCGCTAGCAGAGAAAACTCGGATCAGTTGAGGCAGAGCACCATCAACGGCCTCCGCAACCTCTCCTGTAACGATCTGAGAGCGTCCTTCCACCTCGTTTCCATACGGATTTCGCCGGTAGTAATCCATCGACAGGGCGCGTTCCTCTGTCGTTTCGGTGTCCAGGTAACCGATAGCATCATCAATCTCAGCAGAGATTATTGCTTTGAGTCGGCCTTCGTCCATTTCTCTGACCTCTTTGTGTAGGTTCGCTTTTCCGATTCCAGTTGTTTTTCGAGTTTCTCGATGCGCTCAGTCAACTGCTTGATTGCTTCATCGAAAACACGCTTTGACACAATGGAACCCTGCGGTATTAGCATCATACCACCCACCTCGTATTATTTTTCAATGGTTTGCCCCAATCATCATTGCTCATCATATCCAAAGATTGAGCAAGATACCTCCACGCATCCGCTGCATGACTGTGCTCGTCGTGCAATGGCGCTCCAGGCTCATTCGTTATCTGGTTCACCTGTCTTCTATACCGCTTGAGATGATTCACCAGTTCCATGCAATTTGACTGGTCAAAATAGCTTCTAGGGAAGATTTGCCTTGCAAGTCTGATTCCTTCCTCTGGATTGCCTCTTGATAGCACCTGAACGGTTCTACCAAGGCTTTGAAGCATCTCCTCTGTTGACTTGCCAGACTTGAAGTCTTTGTGCGCTCCATCGTGAGGGATGTAGTCTGTTCCCCAATTCCATTTTCGTTCTTGAAGCTGCATGACGTAGCTGTCAATGGTTCGGTGACTGTCCTCAATGTAGTCAATCACCCTGATTTCAGACGCAACCTTCTGAACACAGATGATCGACATGGAGTCATTCCACCCCAAGTCCCAGACGGTATGAACTTTCAGGAGAGGGTCTAGCGGTACGTTCCTGATCCTGCCTTCCCTCTGTACTGCTTCCATTTCGTTAGCGTAAATCGCACCTTCAACCGCAGGACGACACCTACCCTCCCATGTCGTGAGGTATCCAGTCGGATCACGGTCTAACCAATCTCTACGTTCTTTGTCTAGCTCTTCTGGGAACCAAGGATTGTCACTCCAGTTGATCTCACACACCCATGAATCATTCGGTGGATGCGTGACAAACCGAGTGAATGTCTCATCCGTATCGAGTTCAGGATTGAAACTGACCCAGATTTCTGAACCCGGCTTCCTGATCGTTGGAATCAGAATATCCCAAGAGCGTTTACTGACAACCTGCGCTTCTTCCACCCAGCAGATGTCTGTGCCTTCGTATGACTTGAGGTTTGCAACACCCTGTTGCCTGATGCCAGCAAAGGTGAACTCTGTACCGTTGTTGCCGATGATCTTTGTTTCTTGAACCGTGTACACACTCTGTAGGTTGAACAGATCAATCTGATCCTTAAGCAGCCTATGCACAGACTCCTGGATGGATTTCTGAGTCTCCCTAGCACACAGCACCCTGATCGGCTTTGTAGCTCCAAGAGCAATCAATGCTCGTGCTATCGACCAAGACTTACCAGAACCTCGACCACCATGCAGGATCTTGTATCGCTTCGGTTGGAACAGTGGGAGCAGTTTGTCCGGAATCTCAACTCTGGTTCGAGACACCGACCACCTCTAAGACTGTTTGGATAGGCCCACCGTTAGCCCCAGATACCTGTGTCTCAACAGGGATCAGCCTTGCTGCTAGCTTGTAGAACTCAGTCAGATGCTTTGGATCTTCCTTCGCCCATTTCACCATCCTTTCTGTTCCACCTAGTTGCTCGAACGCCTCAGCAATAGCCTGCTTCATGCTAGTGCTGACCTTGTTAGGCACACCCTTTGGCCTACCGGCTCCTGCCCTCGGCCCTCCACGCTTCTTGATTTGTTTCTCTAAAGTTTCCATTTTGTCCGACTCCGTAACGGGTCATCGGTTGACGTTAGGTAAAATTTAATTTACAATTGCAAAAACAGGAGAATGATTATGCAACTAAAGTTTACAGATGTTAACGGGGAAACGCAAACAATGTTTTGCGACAATTTTCTTGATGCAAGCATTGATGATCAGATTGCTTTCTTAACTGAAGCAACCGACTCTATGAAAAGACTTTTGGATGCTTATATATCTAATCTAACAAACCAAGCCGCCTCTGTTGATTAAGGTAATTTGTGACGTTCTCAATGACTTGGTCATCAATGACTTGAGATACATTGGCGTTTCTTTTTTCTAAAGCACCAAGGATCGCTGTTTTCATTCCTGTATCTGACAGTTTTTTGCCAGCAAACTCTCTGCCTATTTCCTCAAATCTTTTTGGAAGAAAAAGTTCAGCAGGGATAGATGCTCCTAGAGTTCCGATGTATTGACCAGAAAAATTTGTATCGTATGTTGGGTTTGTTGCTTTTGAAAGCCTCATTGCATCTCTTGATGAGATCAAAGTATTACCAACATATCCTTTTTGAACGCCAGCCAAAGCAGGGTCAGTAATAGCCGCAACCAAGTCCTCAATGTTAAAACCGAATCTTTCTTGATTTGTTTTTAACCTTACTCGATTCATCACAGCTTTCCTCAACTCACCTGCCGTGTCTCCAAGATCCTGACCAGTCAGAAGTTGCATACGCCCCTTTTCTGTCATTATTCCAGCAAAGTTTGCAAACGGTTTTTCTTTTCCTTTGAACTTTGCTTCTTTGCCTTCAGGGATAAATTTTCTGACCATGTCGTCAAACTCATTTATATCTTTTATTGATGGCTTGACTGTATCAAGTATGCCTGTCAATGCATTAACGGGCATAACAGAAAAATCCTCTGCCCTTTCTCCCATTGTGATAGGCAAATGAATAATGTTTCCTGAACCACCAGATGCTAGATTTTCTTGTCTTGCAATTTCATCTCTTGTTGCAATTCGTTTTGCAATTCCATAATTCGACGCGCCAGCAACACCTTCTTGGATGTGTTGTAAGTCTCTTGCATAATCTTGACCACCATGAGTCACTACAGGAGTAGCAAGCGGAACATCTGAGATTTCACTAACTTTGACATTCCGACTTGCTGAATCCCAAGGCATCAACATAACACTAGAACCACGCAAACTCTCAATATCAACAGGAACTTTTTCAGCAAGACCTGTTGCGTCACTTTTTGCAAACCGAGTCCCAACAGACGGATCAATTTTTAGTGGCGTTGATACTCTGTACGCCATACCAAGAGTAGGAATTGCCTCCAACAACCCCGGTATCTGTGCAGCAGCCTTGAATGCTCCAGCCGGTGCGCCTAGCCCAGGCATATTCCCCATTGCCTGCCCTGCCCTGTACATATCCTCTGCTAACAGACCACCGTACTGTGGTTTATCCAGCCCTAGATAACCTCGCCCCATACCTCCAGCAACAGCAGCGAACGGTTCACCGATATTCTGCTGGTAGGCTTGATATGCTCTCTGTAATCCCAGAGCCTGCATCAACTGGTCAATATTCATGCTGCCCTCTTGCGGATGAGTTCAGTCACAGCAGCATCCTTCTCTTGATCCTTTGTCGGAGCAAACAACGCTCTTGTGCGATTGTCTGTCTGTTCCTCTGGATCAGTCAGGTAATACACAGCAATGCTGTTTCGAGTGACGTTCTCTGGACATTCTATCGGTTGCGGTAGTCCATGCCAACTTCCCCGAGTGTCGAATATCACCGCTCTGTTGAAGATCGGCTCAATAGTCTTAACAAGTTTTCTGCTGTTTGCGTACAAACCCAACCCACCACCCCATTCCGGTTGCCATTCAGGAGTAAGGTAAACAATAAGGTTAAGGCGACGTTGTAGATGTAGCTTTGGATGGAGGTTGTAGTCCAAGTGAACATTTAACTTACCTCCCCTGCCATGCTGATGCAATCCACCACCGTGTAAACCTAAATCCGGGATGAGTTCGCAATCTGTGTATTTGCTCAGGAAATCTGCAAACGATTGACTCAGTAAATGCTGAAACGTCTTGTATGTGTTTGGCCCGAATTTGTGCCAATCATTACAAGTTTGCTTTACTTCCAGAGGATTGTCATACCGGAACCAGCATGGATCATCTTGCTTTGGGAACTCTGCTGCAACAGCGTGTGGATGAACGAGGAAATCATCGAACACGCCATGCCAATATGGCGAGTCAGAAATGATCACTTTTTCTTAGCAGTCTTAGCAGCCTGCTTGAATGCTTTAGCAGTCGGAGCGCCTTCTGCTCCAGGCTTACGCATTTTTTCCTTCGATCCTTCAGCAATACGCTTACGCTTTGCATGAATGTTTGCGTACAGACCTTTCATTTCTTGTTCCTTTCGCTGATTGCTTTTGCCTTGGCTTTAGCATCTGCCTTGGATGATGCACCCCATGCTCGCAATGAAAGCAACAGACGGGTAGGTTTTCCATCCTTGTATTCCGGCCCTGGCATTCCACCCATCCTAGCCAGGAATGATGCCCTGCGCGGATTGTCGCCAGACTTGACTGGAGCCTTCAGGTTGCTCCCTGGATTCTCGCGCTCGTAGGACTTCCTGCCAGCCTCGTTCAGCCCACCAGACGCACTTTTCCCGGCTTTCCGAGTCCATGCTGGGGATTTCATTCGTCCTCCATCATTCTAGCCATCTTCAGCATCATCTTGTGCTTCTCTGTCATACCCTTGACAGGCCCACCAGATAGCCAACGATCACACACCATGTCCTCGGAACAACGGAAATCCCATCGGGCACAGTAACCGATGTCATCGTCATCCACGATTTCCTGCATATCTTCTGGCAGACCAGCAACAATGCACTCAATCATCTCTGGAGTCTGAATGAATCGGGCACAGTTGCCGCATTTGTACTCATCATCCTGAGCCTCAGCATAACCAGCTTTGGATTCAGCCTCCGACTTGTTTTTGTCGTTGACCTTACTGTCACCTGTTGCGATAGGGCATTCCATCATTTCTTCCTCGGCATCTTCTTGTACGCCTTGGCAGGAGTCGCCTCAATCATTTCCTTTGCAACCTTCTGCGGGACTCCAGTTTCTTTTGCAACCTTTTTGTTTCCTGCCGCTGCATACATGAGTCGCGCTTGCTGCTTGCTTGTAATCGGCATGATCAATCCTCAACAATGGTTTCGAGATGCCCAATCCTACCTCTAACACCAATCTTATCAACGAATTGCACCTGTGTCTTGTCGATGTGGGAATACAAACCATGCTCAATATCGTAAGCCTTTCCTGATAACCACCTCTGCCAATGCTCTTTTTCGATCCTCTCCAAGACTGATTTCAGTTCCTGACACTTGGACTTTGGCATCCCAAACAGCCGAGTCATCAGCATTCCCTCAGTCCCAACCTGATCCATCGAGAATCCAGTTCTCCGAGGATGCACAAAGGTGAACTTGTCTGGATCGTGATTGTCAGGATCGAAATCATCCGTCAATTGATATCGTCCTGACAGCTTGTACACCCTGTCGTAATAGAACGCTTCATCCATCATCAACTGGAGAGCATGGATCTCAATCGCATTTTGCACAAACCCGATTGGTAGATTCTGCTGATGCGCTTGCCTGATCCAATCCGCTCCCCACAATCCAACAAGAACCACACGATGTGGCAATGCCTCTAGGAGCGATTCTTTGGGCATTGTGAGCGATGTTTCGACGATGTGAATGGTGGACAGCGGAGAACGCTTCCAAACGCTCTCAATCGTTCCTAGTAGCTCCTGGAACCTTCTCTCGCTGTCGTTGATGGCTGAAGTGACCAAAAAGTTCAGCACCACTCACCTCTCGTGCTTTTCCATGCTTGTTTCGCAAAGACCTGACCAGACCCTCTGTAACTGCTACCAGAGAAGTGATCCGGCAGGAAATAGTGCGAAGGATAGATCGTGATATCGCGGAAAGAATGCTCATGTACTGTCTTTGTCAGTCTTGCTGGCCCGGAAAACTGCCATGCCATCCGACCGTTAACCTCGTCTTTTTCCATGTCGCTGATGATCTGACCGATCAACGGATGCTTTGGGATTGATCCAACGATTCCGTTAGCAATCAACCCAGGACGGGCAATCTCATTCTCCCAACAGGCAAAGACATCCGGATCTAGCAGCCAGTCCTCCAGAGGACGAACGCACTCGGAATCCGCATCCATCGCAATCCCACCGTGACGGTACAGAATTTCCCATCTCATACAGTCTGCAACACCGGCCTTCTCTCTTTCCCAGAAGTGAGCCATGTGTTTTGCCAGAATCCATCCGTCTGAGAGACTGTCGTTCCCCCAGACTTTGATTGTCCACTCTGGATGCTTCCATGTGTCGATCTCCTTTGGGCGCTTTGATTCATCGCCAACCCAAACAAAATGTAGAAGTTTGGGAATCATGAAAAAAGTCCCCCAGCGATAGGGGGACAAGTGGAGGAGGAGACAACAGTCATTAGTTTACCTCGGTTTTCTCGTGAAGCAAACGCATGGAGTCAATCGCACCCAATGCTCGCATTTTTGCCTCGGAATACTCCTTCATGTTTCGAGATCCGTATCCCGGCCCCACCCAGGTGCGCGGATGATGGAAGTGAGGGACGTAGATGATTCCACGCTTCATCCAGACCTTTTGCATTGTCTTCATGCCACATCCTTCACGAATACCCCATTAGGAAGCAGAGTGCCTTTTCGATCTTTTATCTCCATGTATGCACCCTGCAAGCAATCAACCATATCCAATCCTGCGAGTTCGCAGAAGTTGATCATGCAGACCAAAACATCACCAACAGCATCAGCGGTGAGGGTTATATCTTTCTTGGCAATCCCGTCTGCCAGTTCACCCATTTCTGAAACCATTTTTAGGAATTGAGCGTTAGCGGTTGAGTTTGGGATTATCTGTCGCGCTCGACTCCAAGAAACAACCAAAACGTATAGTTCATCGAAAGACATTTTTTGCATGATCATTCTCCTGAATCAAGCGAATGGTATTGGACAATAGGCGTGATTCCGTTTGCATACGTAAAAGGGTTTCCTGTGCTGCTGTTGCGTTTTTTTGGAGCAACTGTGTCCACAGAGTGCCAATTTCTCGATGTATCGCTAGCCACCCGACCACCCAGTCGATTTGATTCTCTGTCCCAGATGGATTTGTTGATTCGGAAATTTCGCCTGTCCTCACTTGAGAATCCATTTACCATTCCTTCTTTATCACTCGACATTGTTTGAATCAGTTTGTTTCGGAAATAATCAACATCAATATCCAGATAGTGCAAATAACTCTCTAGTGCATCCAACCACAGGAAATCGTGTGCGGTTGTAGCGTCCCATTGCATGATTGGTGGTTTGCCTTTAATTGGAGTCAGGCAGGAGTCTCTGACTGCAAGGATGACGACAGAATAAAGCAGTCTGTGTTCTGGTGTAGTGTGGTCTTTGTGTTCTGGTGTTACGTCAAGCATGGTTCTTCTCCTTCAGCTTTGCTTCAATGGCTTTGGCAAACTCAAGTGTTGATTCAATATCCCAGTCACCAACTGGCAACAAATCACATGCTTCATCCTCCGTCAGCCCTTGCCATTGGCGCGGTGCGGGGGTGCCAACTCCAATATCGCCATTTAAGTACTGAGTAATCCGACCACCGTTGAGCAGTACCGGCGCAGATGCGTCCCATCTGATTGACGGCTCCTGCTCTGGCTGCGCCAGCCTCTCGCGCAGGGCGTCACGCAACGGATGATAGGCGTCATCATTGCCGCATTCCGCTTCGTAATCCAGCGCCTCCAGCGCCTGCTGCATCAGTTCTCTGTCAGTCATTTCTCTCCCCTTGCTCGGATGGCTGCTGGCAAATCGTTAAACCACCGCTTGCCTTCAACCACCTCGTCGGCCAAGGCAGCACACGCCTCGCGCTCTCTCGCAGCTACACTATCTGCGAATTTTCTCAACCATGATGATGTTGCGCTCGCGGTTCCATATTCGATCAGGAAAAAAGATCCCGAATCGTATGCTAATTCTTTTAATTCATCGTCCATGTCGTCCCTCGATTTCCGCGCAGATGCGGTTGTAGTCTTTATCGGTCATTTTGCGCTCCAACCAGGGAGCAGGTCTGCCGTTTCGGTCGCAGACCTGGAACTCAATTTCTGACCACCCGTAATAGTCCAGATCGCTTGCAGCATTCCGGCTGTAGGAGCCTTCTAGATGGTTGTAGCTGGTCAGGTCGATCAAGCAGGGAATCCCTGCGATTCTTGATTCAATCATGTCAGTCCCCCAAAAGCATTCCAATGTTTGACTTCTGTGCCAGTTGAGACTTCATCTCTACTGGGATCTTGGGTAACGGATGCCAGCCGATAAACCAGTTGGAACCATCCCAGAAGTCTGTCTGAGCAATTCCTGCTTGGTTCAGCAGCAGAACCTTCTTGTCTCTAGGACAGTCATGCATCGTCCGAAAGAACAGGTTTGGATCAGTCTTGGCATTCAACATTACCGTCCTCCACAGTTTGGTTGGGGCCGAGGCCCCGATGATTTACTGCTGACGCAAAAACTCGACAACCTGTTTCATGCCCTCGGCGCTTACCGTCCACGCGGTAATGCCCAAGTCTAATGAAAGACCGTTTGGATACTCGCCGTTGAGAATGGTGCTGGTTAAGTAGCGGTTAACAAACTGTCCACGGCCCATCCAAGACTTGTGATCGAAGCGGTTGTCGTAGAACTCGACCAACTGCTCTTTTTCGTTGGTAAGGCAGTCATCACGACCGTACTTGTCTCCGGTGTTGACGATGCGTACGTTGAATTTGTCAACTTGAATCATTGTGTTCATGTTTGCTGCTCCTGTGTGTGTTGTCTCGATGTAAGGATCATCTCACACTTTTGACCGCTTGTGTTGTCATTTGCAAATAAATTTTTTAATCGATCTCAACCACTTTATAGTTTTCTTTCATCGACAGAAGTTGTTGTCTTGCCTCTGGTTGGCAGTCAGCACCGTTGGTCGCCATGTGGTGTGCCCAGATATCAGCGAGTCTCTTGTCGTCCTTGATTCCACGTTTGAGCAGCAAGATTGCCTGTGCTGACTTTGGATACTTCGCCCAATGCAAGTAATCGAACCCCTGGGTACGCATCTGCTGGACAGCACTCTCAATGATCTGCTTCCCGGCCTCGGTGATCTGCTTCTCTGGCATAGGCAGAGCAGGTCTGTGTTCTGGCCTATCGAACTGTTTGCACAACTGAATCCAGTCAGCAAGTGAAGGGGGCCATGCAGGAGGATCTCGTTTGATGTGATCCAACACCTGCTTGATTGTCTCCGGTGACACAGACCTAAGTTGCGCTTCCCAGGCATCCTTTGCCAATTGGATCTCTTGTGGCGTTGATCCAAACTGAGACAACACTTTTTGTTTGCCCCAGAACACGCCAAATCGCTCTATGAGGCGTTCGCAATAGCTTTGCATCGTACATCCTCCAGATCGATGATATTTCGCCCTGTAAGCTGATTCCACAAGTCTTGCTTCTGATCCTGCTTGCGCTGTTTTTTCTCAACCCACTCAGCCTTGAACCCTCTCCATCCAAGCAAGACCATGTGATCCAATGCTTGCTCTAGCGTCCATCCTGCTGCGTGAGCTTCCTCCCGAATGGTTTTCACTACCCGAGAAGTGATGATTGCTTTCTTGGCTTTCCTGTGAGCAACAAAGTCATCCCAGCATTCTTGTGATACGTCTTCTGGTTTCATGTCATCTCCTGTTGGAGTGCCTAGCATAATGCTTTCACTGCTCGATAAGTGATGATTTTTTTCTATTGGATTTGTATCACCTATAGCCTTATACCTATTTAGGTATAGTTCCCCCAGGGTGGAGCAGACCTTCTTGCGAAGCACTTGCTCTGACCTCTCCCGCTGCTGTCATCCTGTGACAGTGCCAGAGTACGCTGGACGCTGCTATTCATCGATGCCTGAGTGGTCTACCACCGCTGTCTCAGGCGTCTTCCCCAGTCCCTAGCAGACAGGCTGGACGGCAACAATTCGGGTGAGGATTGGCCGGTGTTTTCTTCCGCGCAGCCCATGCAGGCTCTTGATCTCGCTCGGAGTGCGGTTGGCCTAGAAACAAAAAACCCTTGCTGCTGCACCCTGGTAGGAACCCAGACTGTGTGGATCTGGGCAGGATGCATGAGCAAGGGTTCTATCCGTCGGTTCCTACGCCAACAGATAGAGTCTACCTAAAAACAAGTTGTCGTGCAATTGTTCCCAAAACAACACGTTGTACAGGTGACAATTCGCCCGTTTTGGAAATAGGTATGCGTAGCGCAAGCCGCCACAGCAACACCGGATAGCATCAGCCCTACAGCAAAAACAATCGCTTTCATGTTGACTCCTGTGGAAAAAAAGATTGCATGGTGATCGGTGCAACAGTCCTGAGTTCCCCCAAAACAGCCTGCGCCACCTCCCTATGTTCCTTCTGTGTCGTAGGATCAAGACGTTGTTTCAGGTAGTGAATCCAGCTTCTGATAGTCCCGTTCATGTACAGACG